CGCGCGACGCCGAGACCAGATACAGCGCCGCGTTGTAGACATCTTTCGTCGTGCCGGCGCGGATCACCGACGCGCCGAACGCATGGAGCCCGTTCAGCGCGTCGACCTTGAATTGAGAGCACATCGCCTGTACGTTCGCCATGTCAGAATCCCCCTACGATCGCGTCGGCCGTGACCGACGGTTGTTTCAGAATCACGTGGGCGTCCCGCCGCACCAGTTCGCCCGCCTTCCCCGTTACCTCCGCGAAGGCGGGCACGTCCCGATCCGCCACGAGTCGCCATTCGACCCACACGACAAACTCCAACGGCCGATCTTCAAAGCCGACGGTGCGCGCGAGGAGCCCGTCGTCGAGGACGCCGTGGGTCGTGTTGATCACGGCCTCACTCCTCCCAGATCACGTAACAAATCGCGCTGACCGCCGCCGGCGCCGTGGTCCGAATCCGGAGCGATTTACTGGCGGGCATTTCGGGCTCGCGGCCGAGCGGGAATTGCTTCACGTACGGCGCCGTCGGCGGCAGGAGTTGACAGTCGAACATTCGGACGTTGGCGGGCGTGCCTTCTGTGATCGCGCCGTCGTTGAACATCGTGGCGCCCGTGCCGCCGACGCAAAGCGAGGGGACCGCGTTCGGATCCCCGTAGAGGGTCGGGGTCAGCGACGTGCCCGCGGTGGCCGCGACGTCGTTTTGAAACAGCTCGACCAACACGGGGACCGCCGTACCAGGAGCGCCGTCGAACGAGATGCCCCACTCGATCAGCACAATCCCCGTCGTCGAGGGGGTCACCACCTGGAGCAAGGTGTTGATCGACGTCGTCACGGCCATCTTGACTTGACCGGCCGTGGTCGGCGCGACGCCGTTGTAGGCGATGTAGAGTTTCCGAGCCATGCGCTACCCTCTCAATGCAGACTGCCGCGCGTCAGCGCTTGCAACCGCTTCAGGCCGAACGGAATCACTGCGGGAGCCGCCCCTCCCACATCCGCAATCTCGAGATACGCGAGCGTGCCGTAGGTCGCGCCGCTCAGTTCCAAGGTGAACGCGGACGTGTTGAACATCACCTGGGTCGGCAAGTTATTCGCCGCCCAGTTGTCCTTCGTCAGTGAGACGCCCGTGGCGTCGATGACATGCGTGTTGCCCGACGGCGTTTGCGGCCCGATCGTCAGCAGTGGCGACCCGCCGTTGTCTCGGATGACCACCTTCAGCAAGGCGAACGCGACGTTCCACGGATCCCCTAAGGCAAAGCGGATATTCTTGAGGCCAATCGACGGCAAGGTCACGGAGAAGATCGCCGTCGCCCCGCCAGGCCCGGCGTAGTTCACCCCCGCGAGCTCGGGGCCCGGTGGGACACTTGCATTCCGGTCCGCCGTGCCGACGGTCCCACTCGACCAGTAAAACGTGATGCCGTTCCGCGTCTGACTCGACGTCTCCCCGACGACGTAGGTGTGATTCGCGCCCGTGCTGACGTAGCCCGACGTCGCGCGGAATTCGAACCCGTACGTGGCCATGTCAGAACACCGGCCGCATGATGGCGTCCAGCTTTGGTTTGAGCTCCGGTGTCGCCGCCTCGTACGCGGCTTTCCGCTTCAGGATCGCGGCGTCCAGTTCGGCTTGCTTCGCGCTTCCCGCTTTCACGCTGCCGGTCAACTCGAGTTCACGGAACCAGAGGTCACGAAAGTCGATCACCGTCTGCTCGTCCGCGGGCACCGCGATCGGCGTCTCGGTGTCGAGCGACTCACCGATGAGGTGATCGACCGCCGCGATGTACGCGTGGCCCTTATTCAGGTGGGCCTGAAAGCGAATACCCGACGCGCGCAACCACTCGTCGAACGGCTCGGTGGCGGGCGTCGCGTCGATCGCCTGGGTGACGGGCTTCAGGTCCGGATCCGCGCTGGTGTGTACCAGCTGGTGCGTGACGCGCCCGTCTGCGCCGAGGATCGGCTTGGTCGGTTTGACGTCGTCGTAACTCATGCCACGAGCTCCGCGCAGAGGAGCACGAGCTCCACCCCGCGCTCTTCCGGATTCCCGACACCGAGGACCGAGAATTCCCGCGTCCCAAACGTCAGCCGCGTTTTCGTCGTGACCCCGGCGTGATACGGCCCCGTCACGACGTGGCTCGCCATCGAGAGCACCGAGCCCGACGCCACGCGCTCGAGGTCCTTGGCCGTCGCCGGCAGGATCGAGACGGAGAGCTGCGGCGGATCGAGGGCTGTCCACGCCTGGCGATAGCCGCCGTCCCCGTCTGGCACCGCGTCGCCCGGATTGGCGAGCGTCACCCGGTGCGGCCTGGCGCCGATGGACGTCTTCGGGCCGATCATGCGAGGGTCACCGGGAGATAGCCGGCGATGGTGTCCTCGAATCCCATCGGGATCTCCGTCGTCGGGTCGATGCTGGCCAGGTCCCGCCCGAGGGTGGCGTAGTGCGCCACGAGCTGCCCGACGGCGTGCACGAGCAGCGGCTCCGCAGCGGTCAGCGCCGCCACCGACACGAACCCGCACACAATCCGAATCACGAACGGCTGAAACGGGCGCAGGTCAGACGGCCAGGCGCCGGCCAGGGACAACCCGATGCGCCCACTGGCCACGTCCACGACGTAGTTGCTGGCCGCCAAGGTGTTGATACCGCCGGCGGTATCGGTCGACTTGATACTGGTCACCGACTGCAGCGGTAGCGAGCCCGCCGGCAGGGTGAGGACGCGGCCGCGAGGCGGCACATCGAGATACACGTCGCGGGTCTGCGTCAGGAGGCTGAGGCCGCACCGGCGCTCCACCTGGCTGCGCGCCGCGGCGATGAAGCCCATCATCTGGACGTCCCGGGGATCGCCCGGCGTCCAATCGAGCCCGGCCCGCAACTTCGCCTCGTCGAGCTCGAGCGGCTCGAGCACCGGCGGCGTGACGAGCACCGAGATCGCGTGGGCCGCGGTCGCGCGTGACCAGTTCGTGGCCCAAAACGGCGGCTGCAGGAACGTCGTCACGACCGCTTCTTTCCGGGAGGCGGCCGGCCGTGAATCGCGCGGCTGTACTCGGCGGTTGAAAACGGCCCGGGCCCGGGATCGAGCTCCACGGGCGCGCTGATCTCGATCGGGAGTTCGCGCAGCTGCGCCTCCGCGTAGAGCCCATCCCGCGCCGGCAGCTGCGGGACGAGGATCGGCCCCCGCCCGGCCGCCGTGCAGGCCGTATGGGCGGCCCCACAGATCGGGCACGAACCAGGCGATTGTCGGACCCGCATGGTCCGGTTACGCCGACTCGGCGACGAAGGTCAGGACGACGTCGATGTGCGTACAAGTCGCGAGGTTGCCCGCGCTGGCCGCCTGGGTGCCGATCGTGAGCGCCGTGTTGGCATCGAGCACCGACATGGACGCCCCGCCCGCGAGAATGACCGAGTTGGCGTGGCCGCGGGAGATCGTCGTGTTCTGCGTCAGCGCGGAGACCGCGGTGACCACCGGCCGCACCGCCGCGGCGCCCTGCGTCCCGATGAGGTCCACGGAGGTCGCCGTCGCCGCCGCCCCGCCGATCGCCGTGAGGGACCAGTTGACCAACCGGTACCCACAGCCCCCGATCGCCGGCAGGAGCTCGTAGCCCGCGTTGACCTGGGCGAGCGTGACGCGCACGCGCTTGTTCTGCTCGTATTGCGTGAGAGTAACCGCCATGATTCGAACTCCTTCAGCGGGCCGCAGCCCCCGTGTGTGTGATTACCCGACGAAGACGTGCAGGGCGCCCGTCATGGAGACCCCGCCTTGGGCGACGACGACCTTGATCCGCTCGCCGGCGACGACGACCGGTTCGGCGACGGCGTCCGTCGAGGCGTAGACCAGCGCGGTGCCGGTCACCCCATGCGTGGCTTGCCGCGGCAGCTTCGTGAAGGCCGACGTGCCGATATTCGAGAGCGTGGCGATCGCGACGCCGGACTCTTCGCCGGTGATCGTGAGATCGGCGCCGGTGTCGAGTGGGGTGGTCGCATCCGGGATGTACCGCAGCTGCAGCACGGGCCCGGACACGACTTTCGAGGTGTAGACCGTCGCCGCCCCGGAGGCGTTGACGGTCAGCGTGAGGACGTGCCGTTCGATGAACATCGGCCTACGTCAGGACCGGGGTCACCGCGCCGCCGAGGCTGTAGAGCACCGTCATGAACGTCCGGCCCACCGTGGTCGCGGGGGTGCCGACCGTCACGACGCCGATCACGCTGTAGGCCGTCGGACAGTAGCCGCCGATCATCGTGGTGGACTGCTGCCCGAAGCGGCCGGCCGTGGTGAGATAGGCGCCGTTCTTGCCGCCCCAGTTGTTGGCGTTGGAGGCTTGGAGCCGCTCGCCGAGGACCAGGTCGGTCGCCTTGAGGTCCGTGCTCGTGAACCAGCCGGTCGCCGCATTCGCATCACCGCAGGTGAACGCCGCCGTGCCGCCCGTCCAGAGCACCTGCGCGACCACGACGATGTCCAGCAGGGTCGCCCCGGCCGGAATCACGACCGTGCCGGTGTGAATGGTCGACGTCGCGTTTTCGACGAACGCCACTTGCTTCGCGACGACCAGGCCGGTGCCGGCGCCGGCCGCGGCCAGGGTCGCGGTCACATCGACGGCGTTGAACTTCAGCGCGCCGCCGGTTTCGATGTCGACGATCCCGCCGCTGCCGACGACGAGCTTGTCGCCGCCGGTATTGCGATAGATGAGCGGTGCTTCTCCGGCCATGTGTCTGTCTCCCGCGTGTCGAAGTCCGAGTTACGTGAGAGCCGGAGTTACGTGAGCGAGAGGATTTTCGAGAACGCCGCCGGCCGATACACGGCCAACGCGAGCCGCTCTTCCGCGCGGATCGCCGTCAGGTTGCGGATGAAGAAGTCGGAGTGCGAGTTGCTCGCCTCGACGCGGATCCCGCCTTTGCGGAAGACCTGCGCCGCGCTCGAGAACGCGCCGGTGAAGCCGGTATTCGCGACGATCGAGGGCGTCACGACGACGGGGAGACCCCAGAGCGTCGGCGCCTGCGCCCCGGCGAACGGACCCGCGCCGTAGTACTGCCCGTTGCCGTCCTTCGACAGCTGCGTCGTCTGCCAGTTCGCGGGGTTCAGGATCGTGCCCGTCGGCATGACGAAGCTCGCGTTGAACACGGCCATCATGGCGGTGAAGATGGCGTCGGCGTTCGTGACGCTGCCCGCGCGGGTGGTCGCCGTGGTCAGGCCGCTGCGCGCCAGCAGGCCCGTCATGTTCGGCGACGTGCCGCTGCCGTTCAGGAGCTGGTCTTCCTCGCCGATCTCGACGCCGAGCTTCAGCCGCGCGTCGATGTAGCTGCGGATCTGGCTGACGTCCTCGAGCATCTCGTCGGTGACCGGCAGCCAGTGCGCGATCTT